TACATAAAGCTTTTTTCACTAAAAGATTTCACCATTTATCACGGACTCGCTTATTACATTCAAAGATTTTGTGACGAAAGGAAATACACATTAGAGATTGATTCAAACATAACGGCAACAGAAAATTATTCGCTCAATGAAGCAAAAGAATTCATTGAGTCATTAAACGTGCCATATGAGGTCAGAGACTATCAATTGAAGTCTTTTGTCCATGCAATACGCAACAAGCGTATTTTATTGCTTTCTCCAACTGCAAGTGGTAAAAGTTTAATTCTATACCTTATTGTTCGTCACCTACAATTAGAGTGTAAAAAAGGTTTACTGATCGTACCAACAACCTCACTTGTCGAACAGATGTATAGTGATTTTGAATCATATGGTTATGATTCAGAAGAATATTGCCATCGACAGTATTCAGGTAAAGAAAAACACACAAACAAATTTTTAACCATCACTACATGGCAATCTATCTATAAAAATGATCCAGAATATTTTCATCAATTTGATTTTGTTCTTGGTGACGAAGCACATCAATTTAAAGCGAAATCATTGACTACCATTCTTTCAGGTTGCACAGAAGCTAAATATAGAATAGGAACAACAGGTACTTTAGATGGAATTCAAACTAACCACCTTGTATTAGAAGGTTTGTTTGGGCCTGTTTATAAAGCCACATCTACATCCGAACTCATTGAAAAAGGCCAACTTGCGGATTTCAAAATCAAATGTCTCATTTTAAAATATCCAGAGGCAACTTGTAAGATGGCAAAAGAATGGGATTACAATACAGAAATTGATTACATTGTGCAAAACAAAGCACGAAACGATTTCATTCGCAACCTGTCTTTATCATTAGATGGCAATTCATTAATATTATTTCAATTTGTGGAGAAACATGGAAAAGATTTATATGCAAACATTAGAGAATATGCAAAAAATAGGCATGTGTTTTTTGTTTTTGGTGGCACCGATGTTGAGATTAGAGAATCTGTTCGTGCAATTACTGAAAAAGAAAGTAATGCTATCATTGTTGCTTCTTATGGCACTTTTTCTCAAGGTGTTAATATCCGTAACCTTCACAATATCATATTTGCCAGTCCATCCAAATCCCGCATCCGTAATCTTCAATCAATAGGTCGTGGGCTTCGCATAGGTGAAAATAAAACTGAGGCGACATTATTTGATATTGTTGATGATTTTCGTGTAGGCAAATTTGCCAATTTTGGCTTGAAACACTTTATCGAACGTGTTAAAATTTATGATGATGAAAAATTCAACTACAAGTTTTACAACATAGAATTGAAAAATGGAAACAACAACTAATAATACAATAAAGATTGTCCGTTTGCAAAGTGGTGAAGATGTTATGGCAGACATTATACAATATGAAGAAAGTGATACTGTAATGTTAGACAACCCAATGCAAGTTATATTCAAAAGAATGCCCACAGGTCAAACTGTTATGATGATGATGCCTTGGTTACCAATTGAGATTATTAAAGAGAACAATGCAATAGTTTATGCAACTGATATTCTTACCATTATTGAACCTAAAGATGATTTGATTCGTTATTACAGTAGTGTGGTTTCAGAAGCACAAAAGAAAATGGAAGAAAAAAGAAATTTCACAGAAGAACTTGATAATGAAGAAGATAATGACGAAGAATTTGATTCAGAAGAATTCTTTGAAGTTCTTAAAGAGAAAAAAAATAACAAGTTACATTAATATTAATTAATTTCAAACGGAACACCATGATGTTACGCTGTGTCAAGCCTTTTGTCAACAGTTAAACAGGTAAATATTGTGATTAAAAAATCTAACCACTATGTAAACAACGCCGATTTTCTAAAGGCGTTAATTGATTATCGTGAAAAATGTGAACTTGCCAAAAAAGAAGGTAAGGAAGACCCACAGATTCCAAACTATATTGGAGAGTGTTTCTATAAAATCGCAGACCACCTATCACGCAAACCTAACTTCATTTCGTATTCTTTCCGTGATGAAATGGTTGCAGATGGTATAGAAAACTGCCTAATGTATTTTAGGAATTTTGATTCAAGCAAATCATCAAACCCATTCGCATATTTCACGCAAATCATTTACTATGCATTTCTTCGCCGCATTATGAAAGAAAAGAAACAACTGTATGTGAAATACAAGGCCACAGAACAATTTGGCATATTAGATGAATTTGAAATGTTTGAAGATTCGGAAGGCAATATGAGGCAGTTTGAACTGTATGATAACATATCGGAGTTCATTCATACTTTTGAAGAAAACAAACGCAAGAAAAAAGAAGGTAAAACAAAAGGCCTTGAAAAATTTATGGAAGAAGAATTACCTGAATAGTGTTGACAACCTTGAAAAAAAGGAGATATAATGGATAAGTTGAAAATGGAACACCACATTAAAGTCCTTGAAGATAGGCACAAAAGTCTTAACAAGACAATTGATAATTTGGAGAAGATGGGAAATTTTTCTGACTTTCAAATTGGAGTAATGAAAAAACAGAGACTACAACTTAAAGACCAAATCGAACACTATAAAAAACAATTAGTATGAAATTTGCCCAACAGGTGAAGAAATTATGATAGAATGTCTGAAAACTTTTTGTGACGATAATCATTTAGACTATGGTTGCATGAAGAAAGTTTCTCAAGGCAAAAACAAACAACATCGTGGTTTTACTATTTTAAGAAAGGAGGGTCTCCAATGAAATTAGTTATTCTTGGTGACACACATTTTTGGTGCCCGAGGTGATTCTTTAGATTTTCACAAATACTTCCAAAAGTTTTATGATGAAGTATTTTTTCCTTATCTGATTGAAAATAACATTAAAGTTGTCTTTCAGATGGGAGACATATTTGATAGGCGAAAGTTTATCAATTTCAATTCACTATACCTGTCTCGCAATTATTTTTTTGATAAATGTGAGAGATTAGGTATTCAATTACACACTTTGATCGGCAATCACGATGTTGCTTATAAAAACACTCTTGAAGTAAATTCTCCATCTTTATTATTGAATGAATATCATAACATTGAAATATACGAACAGTTTGATACCGTAGAATTTGATGATGTTTCAATTGATGTTGTGCCTTGGATTTGCGATGATAATGTTGATGAAATCTTTGAACGAATGAAAGAATCTAAGGCACAGATTTGTTTTGGACATTTCGAGATTGCCGGTTTTGAAATGGATCGTGGCAAGGTTTGTGATATTGGCCTTGACAAAAAACTTTTATCAAAGTATGATGTTGTTTTAACAGGACATTTTCATCACAAATCAACTGATGGTAATATTACCTATGTTGGAACGCCTTATGAAATGACATGGGCAGATTGGAACGACCCAAAAGGTTTTCATATCTTTAATACTGAAACCCGTGAACTTGAATTTGTGCAAAATCTTTTTTCAATGTTTCATAAAATTACCTATGATGATGGTAAAGCAACATTTGAGGATTGGAAACAATATGACTTTAACAAACTAAAAGAATGTTATGTTAAGGTTGTTGTATTGAATAAACAGAACCCCTATTTGTTTGACCATGTTATCGACAACCTTTACAAAGCAAGTGTGGCAGATTTATCAATTGTTGAAGATTTTAGTGACACACTTATTGATGATGATAAAGAAATAATTGACCAAGCGGAAGATACGATGACAATACTTTTTAAGACAATTGATAATCTTACACTTGATGTTGAACCTGAAAAACTTAAAACATTAATGCGTGAACTATATGTTGAAGCATTGAATACAGAAGTAGCTGAATGATACTATTGTTGATATTTTGCAAATGTTACCTTGGCAAGCCAATGTGATAAAAGGTAAAAAATAATATGTTATTGTTCAGGTGCATTCGCTGGCGCAACCTATTAAGTACCGGTAATTACTTTACAGAAATTAATCTGTCAGGTAATAGAAATACATTAATTGTAGGCGAAAACGGTTCTGGAAAGAGCACGATGCTTGATGCATTGTGTTTTGCTTTGTTTGGCAAACCATTCCGTGATATCAACAAACCTCAGTTATTAAATTCAATTAACAATAAAGACTGTGTGGTTGAAGTTGAATTTGATACTGGAAATAAATCATACAAGATTGTTCGTGGCATTAAACCAAATGTGTTTGAGATTTATTGCAATAATGAACTTGTCAACCAAGATGCTGCAAGCAGAGATTATCAAGAATACCTTGAAAAGTTTATTCTTAAACTCAATTACAAATCATTTACACAGATTGTAATTTTAGGTTCTGCTTCGTTTACACCTTTTATGCAATTAAAGGCGGCAGACCGCAGAGAGATTATTGAGGACTTGCTCGACATTCAAATCTTTTCGACCATGAACAACTTGGTGAAAGATCGATTAGGTAATAACAAAGATTTGATTTCAACAAAGAAACATGAGATTGACCTGAAACAACAAAAGTTTGATATACAGAAAAAGCATATTGAAGAACTTAAACAAAACAATGATGACAAGGTAAAAGAATATGAAACAGAGATTTTATGCCATAGCAATACCGTATTCACCTTACTCATGAATGTTGCGACCCTTGCCGCCGAGACAGAAAAACTCCAACTGGTTGTTGCGAGTAAAATTGAAACAGAGGCTAAGGTCAAGAAGATTACAAAACTTGAATTTCAAATTGAAAGCAACTTATCCAAATTTCGCAAGGATATCGGTTTTTTTCAATCGCATGATAATTGCCCAACATGTAGGCAAACCATTGCCATGGAGTTTAAAGAGGAAGAGCTTACCAATCTCTCTACGAAGGTTACAGGATGTGAACACGGACTCACACAGCTTGAACAAAAACTAAATGTAGAACAACAGAAGTTAAATGACATTGCAGAAAAACAAAAAGAACTGCAACAAAAACAAGTTGAAATTGCCACCTACAACACAACAATCACCGAAACAAATAAGATGATTGCTCGTTTACAAAAGTTGGTAGAAGAATTGCGAAATTCAAAAACGGTATCTGATAAAGAAGAAAAAGAATTAAGCGACATAAAAGATTGCTTAAATCAATTAAAAGATCATTTAAGAACGCTTATTGATGACAAAACATATTATGAAACGGCATCTGTTCTGTTGAAAGATACAGGCATTAAAACAAAGATTGTCAAACAGTATTTACCTGTTATCAACAAATTGGTTAACAAATACTTGGCATCATTAGATTTCTTTGTGAATTTTAACTTAGATGAATCATTTAAAGAAACCCTTAAGTCTCGTCACCGTGATGAATTTACATACAATAATTTTTCTGAGGGTGAGAAACAAAGAATTGATATGGCATTAATGTTGACTTGGCGTGCCGTTGCTAAGTTAAAGAATTCATCGAATACAAACCTATTAATTCTGGATGAAACATTTGATTCTTCATTAGATGCAAATGGTACAGAAGAACTAATGAAAATCCTACATATGTTAGAAGGTGTAAACCTATTTGTAATTTCACATAAAGGTGATATATTGCAAGACAAGTTTTCCAATGTGGTTCGGTTCACAAAGGAGAAAAGCTTTTCGAGGATAATGAAATGAGTGACACATTAATTATTGATACAGGTGCAAGCCTAGAAATACCATCACAACAAGTTCGGGTCGAACCTTTACCTCTGTATGATGAAAATCATCCGATGTTAAAAGTTCAGATGCCAGAATATAAATCTGCATTGCCAAATCCAATCATGGACTTGTTAGTTAAAAGGTTAAAGATGACCATGAAATTGTATGGTGGTATTGGACTATCGGCAAACCAATGTGGTGTATTTGAACGGGTGTTTGTGATTGGAACTGACCAATTTCAAATTGCATGTATCAACCCAAGAATTATTAACAATGCACCATCAACAATTAAAGAGAGTGAAGGTTGCCTCTCTTATCCAGGTTTCTATGTTAAAATAGACAGACCAGATTGGGTTGAAGTGGAATTTGTTGATGAGACAGGTAGCACAAAACAAATACGACTTGAAGGTTTAACTGCAAGGAGTTTTCAACATGAACTCGACCACATGAATGGTATTCGTATAACAGACCATGTGGGTCCTGTGGCACTTCAAATGGCAAGAAAAAAACAAGACAAAGTAATTAAAAAAATTATTCGCGATAAGAAAAAATGAAATTAACAATTACACGCCTTCGTAGTGGTACAAATTACAAAACACCACTTCATGATATTATGGATTCTTTTTATGAGTTATACAGAAAGTATATCTTTAAGAATTCACAACACACTTATGGCGTTTGCAACTTTGGCTGGAACGCAACCAATCGTAAGAAGTTGGATGATATCATTGATGCAGATGTTGTAATTATTCCGAGTGAGAATGAATTCTTTCAACACATCAAAGGGTATGTTGACCCAAGACACAAAGAAAGGTCTGACGAATTCATTCATCAAATTGGTGTACATCTGGCAAATAAACATGTTATACTGATGCGTAGTGACCGTGCCGATAATGAAGAACTTTATCGCACAAGAACTTTCAAAGACCAAACCATTGGCAAGTTTTCTATTTTTGATGAAATGGATGTACCTGGTGGTTTACACGGCATGAAGTATCACTTCATCAAAGAAAACATGCCGATGCGATTGTTTGATGATTGGGAAAGAGAATACGATTTCATTTATTGGGGTTGTGATAAACGCAAACTCATTGATAACATTGAATCTGGTGATGAAAGACACCTAGTATTCGAACAAATTAAAAAAGATGTCAAAATAAAGTCTTACTT